TTCACAACGTCAGACTCTATTACGACGCAGCCCACGCCTTCTACTGCGCAGGCCCCGACAAGATGCTGGGGAACTACGGGGATGCGGAAGTGTTCAGTTTCCATGCAACCAAGTTTCTGCACACCTTTGAGGGTGGGTGTATCACTACCAACGATGACGACTTAGCCGAACACCTGAGAATGCTGCGCAACTTTGGGTTCCCTGGTGGGCATCAGCCACCTGTCTGTTTAGGCATCAACGCCAAGTTAAACGAAGTGTCGGCAGCGATGGGACTGGCCAACCTAGATTCTCTGAAGGACTTTGTGGATTGGAATTACACGAATTATTTGCACTATGAACTGGGCTTAAAGAGCATAGCGGGAGTTAGGTTGCTAGGCTACGGCTCGCCATTCGCGCACAATTACCAATACGTGGTGATTGAATTTGCAAATGAACACCTAAATGCGGATAACTTGCGTGACATCCTGTGGGCAGAAAACGTGTTGGCAAGACGCTACTTCAGTCCACCGTGTCATCTGTTGCCACCATACAATGGCGAGGTGGGCGATTTGCCTGTGACAGAGAGCGTATCGAGCAAGGCGCTGTGCTTGCCCACGGGCACAACCGTAACCAAGAATGATGTTGGGATAATCTGTGATATAATTAGGTGTGTAGCAGAATATGCAGAGGAAATCCGTCCCAGATTGGATAATGCCAGCAGTAAGTGATAACTATCCGAATGAAAGACCTCAGAGAAGTGAATCGCTTGCCAGTGTGGGCAAGGGTGGGGGGCGCTTTACGGCTTCAATGGTGGGCCAAGCACATGGTTTTTACCATATTGCCACAGTGCGAGAATTGTGGAATCTGGTATTTGCCAAGTGCCTACGGGTTCTTTGGCAAGTGTTAGGCGTGTTGGAACGGGTGGGATACTACGGTGAACCACGCTATGGCCGACGTACTCAACAACCTTACTGAAGTAGTGGAAGTGGAAGATGGCTGAGATAAAGTGGACATGGGCCTGTGAACATGCCAGGGATGAGTGTGCTGACATTGTGGCTGCTGCGCGTTGCACTAAATGTTTTGTAGAAGCCGAGGTTGATGCTGGCTTGGGCCATGCGCTGAAGAAATGGTTGCGAAAAGATTATGGTGAGAACTACATTGAAGAACTGGAGACGCTTGCCACCGTTGGCAAATGGGAGCAATACGCAGAGTTCCTTGATAAGCTAGTTGAACTGCTGAAAGGATATTGATGCCTGACGTCATGCTCACGTTTGGGCTATGCCCCTACGTGGACTGTGCCCATAAATTAGACTTGAAAGACACTGGCTGGTTCATCTGCGGGGCCTGTGGCAGAATGTTCTGGGCTGTCCATGAGAGCAAACTGCCTGCCCATGCTAGGCAACACAGGTTAGAACTGAGAAAGCAATTCTTTTGCTACCTTCCAGAGAACAAGCCCAAAGACTGGCCTCAGCCCTCGGCCAATTATTTGCCCATGCTTATCGTTGAATCGCTAGGAAAGTCAAGATGGAGTCTAGAGACTCACTAGAAGAGGATTGGGTTGAAATCAGAGACCCTGCGACGGGGAAGCTGCTTGCTCGCCTGAAAAGAGGAAGGCACATCTTGGAGTTTAAGAAGGGCGAGCGAAGGACTATGGTAGACTTGCGCCAATACGAGGTGAAAAATGGAGATTGAATGGGAACAAGTGTTCGGCAAGCGCCTTCGTTCCATCGGCTGGGTTGGCGAAGACATGTGCGTGTTCAAGTTTGAAGGTGACATCAAAGTGCTTTTCTACGTGAAGGACGGCAGGCTAAACGTCGAGCCAATAGCTAACGACGATTTGGCAGAACGCGAATAATATGTTATAATAATCAGTTAGAAACTGAATAAGACGCCATAGAGCGCCCAGAATCATAGCTGCTTAGAGCGCCTACGAGAGCGCCACGGGAGTTATCCTGTGGCGCTTTTTATTTCCCCTTCGGAGGTTCTGTGTTTGACGACATTGTTGAGCCGCAGCCTGTTAAGAGCTTACGGGTAAGGATAGCTAGGGCAATTGCTCGTTCCGATTGGCCCAGGCCACCTAAAGCAGATGAGACTACCGTAGCTGGCCTGAACGAACAGACGATAGAAAGGCTAGTACAGCCTTTCTTCACCATAAGCACGAAACGAATGGACGTCTACCGTGACGTAGACGAGATGGATGGCACGGTAGACGAGGTGGCCACGGCTCTGGACATGCTTGCGGATAACGCGGTCAACGCCGAAGGGGGCGGCAGGGCAGCATTCTCTGTGGCGTACACAGAGAATGTTTCGCAAACAGTGAAGGATGCCATCGAGGGGGTTATAGACAGAACCCGATGGCACGAAAAAGCCTACGAAATCGCCAGAGCAACGCTGAAGTTCGGTGACGAGTTTCGGCAAGTCATTTGGGACGGTAACAACAACATAGTCAGGCTCATGCACATGCCTGTGGAAAGCATGATTCGCAACGAGGATGATTACGGGCTGCTGAAAACGGGCAAAACTCCAGGAAGTTGGGCGTTTGAGCAGGTGTGGCCCAAAACTAACCAGTTCATAGCTGGCTTCTATCCTTGGGAGATGCTGCACATCCGCTGGAACAAGTCGGGTGCTGACCCGTATGGAAGGTCGTTGCTGTTCACTGCCAGGACTTCGTGGCGCAAGCTCCAGGCGATGGAAGAGGCCCTGGTAATCAACTGGATTACCCGCGCTTTTGCTAGACTGCTGTTCAGCCTAGACGTAACGGGGAAGTCGCCTAAAGAGGCGATAAAGGCCATCCACGACTTCAAGCGCAGCTTGCAGACCAGACGTATCGCTAAAGACGTAGAAGGTGTCGAGCAGCTATCGGTAGTCAAGGACATCTTCATTGGCAAGAGCTTCCAAGAAATCGGGGGGAGGGCTTATCCAGGGCTGACGGATGCCAAGGTGCTGGACACATCCAGCACGGGCTACATGCAGCTTGGGCCAATTGAATACTACCGTTCCAAGCTCCTGATGGACTTGAGGACGCCGAAGGCTTATCTGGGCTTAGAGAAGGACATCAATGCCAAGGCCACACTCATCCAGCAGGACAGGCGCTATGCCAGGTTTTTGAGGTGGATACAGTCAGTCGTCACCTATGAAGGCATAAGGCCCACGATTGACTTGCAGCTTGCCATGTTGGGCGTTGACCCAACTACGGTGCCTTACGTCATCTCCTGGCCGACGCCTAGCTGGAGTGATCGGCTAGAGGACAGTGAGGCCCTGCTGAACTACGCAAATGCCATTGAGATTCTTAAAGACGAAGAAGTTATTAACAACGACTACATAGCACGTAAGCTCCTGAGAATGTCCCAGGTAGAATGGGATCAGATGAAGAGGGAGATGGGACAATGAGCGGGTTTGATGTGGCAGCAGTGATAGCGATCTTCTCAGCCCTGATTGCTTCTCACCAATACGTGACCAGGCGGCTAGAAACTCTTACAGAGCGCATGAAGAATACCGAGGACTGTGTTGAAACGGAAATAAAGGGCTTCAAGGATGCTCTGAACGCTTTCAAACTAGAGGTTACGAACCGCCTGACCGCCATTGAGGTGGCGATAAAGAGCAACAGAGAGAAGTAAGATGCCGTTTGGCCCAGACGAAGTTCCTGATAGGTTAAAAGGCAAGGGGATAAGCGTAATGGGGAAGGCCCTACGAAAAGCGGGATACAGGAAGGACGATAAGGGGGTGTGGCACAAGGAGGAAACCATGCAGGAAGGGTGGTTGTCTGTCTCGCAGAACACATTAGATGATGGAGATTTTGCTTGGGTCTCCAACGCCTATAGGAGTGCTAGTCGAGAACAGAAAGAGAAGATGAACAAGGGTGAGCACAGGAAGCTCCCCTACAAGATTCACGGCAAGGTCAACGCCAGGGGCTGGAGGGCCGCTTGGATTGCTGCCGCAAATCCAGGTTCAGCACGGGCACTAAAGTCCTACAAGGGCGGGCCGAGCCGAGAGCAGGTATTAGCCAAGCTCAGGCGCGACAAGCCCAAGGGCATTACCATTGACAAAGACCTGTCTATTCATGGTGAGGAATCCGGCGTCTTGTACGCCTCCAGCCAGCGGCTCACATTCCTTGAAGAAGTGGAACTTGAAGGCGAGAAAGAGCCAGGGCTGAAGTATAAGGGTGTGGCACTGATTGACAATGTGTTGAGTGAGAATGACCGCTTCTACTCAGCAGAGTTCAATGACCGCTGCATGGAAAACACAAACAAGTTTATGGAGGGTGGCGGCACGGTAACTATTTTCAGCCGGCACGGAAAGGCCGTTGGTGGATTC